ACTGCGATGGACGACCGGTTAGTGACCGGGCAGTAGCAGACGCTACGGAAAGAAATTTCTAGTCGATGCCAGTAGTAACCAGTTCTACAATGCCGGGATCATCTCCGGCGCACCACTTCAATCAATAGAGGCGTGGCTGAGCGGTCGAAGGCTCCTGCGTTGAACCCAGGTGGTCCGCGTGATACCGGATCCGCGAGTTCGAATCTCGCCGCCTCTTCCGCATTATTCCACATATACCTTGCCGCGCAGCACCGTGTTACCATCGGAAAACATACCGATCAACAATACAGGATGCCTATCGTGGTCAAGGAATCATCCCCTCCCGCAAAGAAGCCAGCAGTCAAGAAGCCGCACAGCAAGGCCGGTAAGAAGGTGCCTAAGATGTCCTGGCGCAAGGCAGACGCGCAGGCGACGGGGATTGACCGGACCGACGAGAAGTTGACGGCTAAGCAAGCGCTGTTCGTTGAGGAATACCTGGTCGACCTGAACGGGACACAGGCCGCGCTACGCACCGGGTATAGCATCAAAACTGCCGCATCTATTTCTTCTGAGAACCTACAAAAACCGCAAATCGTTGCTGCCATAGCAAGAAGGAAGGCGGAAAGGCTCAAATCGGTCAACATTGACCAGGGCCAAATCCTCGCGCAACTGATCAACGTGGTCGCCTCCGATGCAAACGAACTGGTCGAGTATCGCCGCACCTGCTGCCGTCATTGCTGGGGGATTGCCCACGGCTACCAGCGCACGGTCGGCGAAGTGGAGGCGGACCGCGAGGAGTGGGAGCGCGAGCAGGACAAGAACGCATTGCTGCCGCCTGAGCAGCGCAAGGCCGCCAAGCCATTCAATGAGCGGGGCGGGATCGGCTACGACAAGCGCAAGGCGCCACACGAGGATTGCGCGGAGTGCTTCGGCGAAGGCGTGGGCCAGGTGTTCATGAAGGACACGCGCAACCTGTCGCCCGAAGCGCGCGCGCTGTACGCCGGCATGAAGCAGACGAAGGACGGGCTCGAGGTCAAGATGCACGACAAGCAGGGTTACATGACGCTGCTGATGCGCCACGCGGGCATGTTGAACGACAAGATCAAGCTGCAGGGCGACGCCGAAAACCCGCTGCAACTGCTGATGGCGCAACTGGCCGGCACGAACATCAAGCCGGGCGCTAAATAAGCATGAGCGACATTACGCTGCCAACCGATGAGAAGGAATTGCTCGCGCTGCTGAGCGATCCGCATTGGCGCGTGCGCAACCTGTACAAGATCAAGGACAAGAACAAGCGGATCGTGCGCTTCACGCCGAACGAGGCGCAGGAGGCAATGCTGGCCGCCATGCACTGGCGCAACATCATCCCGAAGGCCCGCCAGCGCGGATTCTCGACGTTGATCCAGATCCTGGCGCTTGACACCGCACTGTTCAAGCCCGGCTCCGACGTCGGCGTGATCGCGCAGGATCTGGACACCGCGCGCGACATCTTCGACAGCAAGATTAAGCTGGCCTATGACAACCTGCCTGAAGTCATCCGCCAGATGGTCAAAGTGACGAGCAGCACCACCACCAGCCTGAAGTTCGATAACGGGTCCGGGTTCCGTGTCGGCACATCGATGCGAGGCGGTACGCCCAATTTCGTCCACATCTCCGAGTTCGGCAAAATCTGCGCCAAGTATCCGGACAAGGCGCGCGAGGTGCTGACCGGCACGCTGCCGGCGGTTCCGGAGGATGGCATCGTCTTCATCGAGTCGACGTCGGAAGGCCAATCCGGGGCGTTCTATGAGATGTCGATGGAAGCCAAGGGCTCGAGCGACGAGGGCCGCGAACTGCTGCCGCTGGAGTTCAAGCTGCACTTTGCAAGCTGGTGGGACGCCGACGAGTATGAACTCGACCCGGCCCTAGCCCAGATCACGCCATCCGACCATGAGTATTTCAACGAGGTCGAATCGCTCATCAAGCGCAAGATCAGCGACCGCAAGCGCGCCTGGTACGTCACTACGCGCCGCACGACGTTCGCCGGCGACAAGCAGATGATGTTTCAGGAATACCCGTCCACGTTCGAAGAGGCGTTTAGCGTCAGCTTGGAGGGCACCTACTACAAACAGCAGTTCGTGGCCGCGCGCAATGCCGACCAGCTCAAGCCGTCCATCCCGGTCCTGCCTGGCGTGCCGTGCTTCACGTTCTGGGATATCGGCAACAGCGACGGGACGGCGATCTGGGTGTTGCAACGCGTGGGAATGGAGTGGCGCGCCATCCGCTTCAAAGAAGGCTGGGGCGAGCCGTACAGCTTCTTCACGCAGTGGCTGCAAAGCTTGGGCCTGACGTGGGCAACGATGTACTTGCCGCACGACGCCGACCATGTGCGCCAGGGGAAAGACATAAACAAGAGCCCGAAGCAGATGCTTGAGGAGCTTATGCCCGGCATCACGTTCGAAATCGTCCCTCGTATCGAGAATGTCAACTGGGGCATCCAGCAGACCCGCGACATCTTCCCGCTGCTGTACTTCGACAAGGGCCAGACCGGCGAAGGCATCATCCACCTGGAGCACTACCGCCGGAAGTGGAACAAGCAGCAAGCGTGTTGGTCGAGCGAGCCGGACAAGGCAGGCGGCCACTCGGAAGCGGCGGACGCCCTGCGCCAGTTCGCGCAAGCCTACGCGGCCGGGCTCATCAACGTCAATCGCGGCCCGGCCAAGCGCAAGGTGCGTAGCTGGCGCACAGCATAACCAAGGAGAGAAGCATGGAAACAATCAAGATGGTCGAGTTTGACCCGATCAGCATCAAAGGCACGGAATTTGAATTGCGCGGTCGTGTTACCTTGAGCAATGGCGAAGTCCGCGATGCAAGCGGCGCCGGGCCATGGTTCGGCAGCAAGGAGGATCAGGAGCGAAGGGCGCAGGGCATGATTCTGATGCAGATCGCCAATGTCCTATGCGGGGTCAAGCAATGATCGGCGCCCGCAAGCCGGCAATTGACCTGTCGCGCCACCATTTCATGCGCCCATGGAAAGACCTGGTCGTGTTCGGAACCTGGCTCCACAACGAGGATCAAGAGGACGAGGAGCCGTGCCTGGTCATCGTGCCGAGGTATCGCCGCCAAGGTTTCTTGCCTGTAGTTATCGCTTTGTCCTCTGCCTATAAGTATAATTCCCCGAAGTATCTTGCTCATGCGGCACGTATTTTCTGCAAAAGCTTGGATCTGGAGGACAGTCTGGGCGAGGCAAACAAGGTGGCCGAGGCCATCCATAGCCACCTGCAGGACTTGCTGACGATGCCCGTGAGCCCGACGACCGCGATTGTCGTGGCCGATGCTGTCGTGACCATCGACGGCAAGCGGCGCGTGATCGAGGTCAGCGATTACACAGCAACGCCGCAAATCTAACGCTTTACCGACCGGGGAAACCAATGTTCGATCTGAATGACAAAAGCCTGACCACCGTCAAGGGCGATAACGCAGTGGACCGCATGCCGCTTGACGACGAGATCGAACGGGAGGAGCCGGACAATCCGCTCGACAGTCATGAGATGTGCGAGAAGCACCGCCGGCTGTTGGGCTATTACCGTCATGAGTTGTACCGCCAGGCCGAGAACCGCACGGAGATGGCGCTCGACGAGGACTACTACGACTCCATCCAGTGGAGCGAGGAGGATGCGCAAGTGCTGCGCGACCGTGGCCAGCAGCCCGTCGCTTACAACGTGATTGCCCAGACCATGAATTGGATCATGGGCAGCGAGAAGCGCGGCCGCACCGACTTCAAGATCCTGCCGCGCGGCAAGGAGGATGCGAAGCCGGCCGAGGGTAAGACCAAGTTCCTCAAATACTTGTCGGACGTCAACCGCACGCCGTTTCACCGCTCGCGCGCGTTCGAGGATTCGAGCAAGGTCGGGCTAGGCTGGATCGAGGTCGGCGCGCAGGACGAGGACGACGGCGAGCCAATCTATATGCGCTATGAGAGCTGGCGCAATCTGATTTGGGATAGCGCCAGCCAGGAGATCGACACGTCCGACATGCGCTACATCGCGCGCGCCAAGTGGGTTGATGAGGATATTGCAGTCGCCTTGTTCCCCGAACGTAAGGCGCAGATCGCCCATGCGGTCAGCGAAAGCACCACTTACGGCAGCTATGACATGGTCGACGGCGACATGGCCATGGACAACAGCGAGCAGGAACGCGAGGACGGTGGCCTGCAACTGGACGTCGAGAACCAGAAGCGGCGCCGCGTGCGCCTGATCGAGTTCTGGTACCGCGAGCCGGCCAAGGTCAAGCGCCTGCGCGGCGGGCCTAACAATGGCGAAGTCATGGACGAGAAAGACCCGCGCCACACCGAGGCGGTCGAGGCCGGAGTATCGATGGTCACGGAGAAGGTCATGATGATCACCCGCGTGGCGGTGATGACGACCACCTGCATGCTGTTCGATGGCGAAAGCCCGTATCGCCACAACCGGTTCCCGTTCATCCCGGTCTGGGGCTACCGCCGAGGCCGCAACGGCATGCCCTACGGCGTGGTGCGCGGCTTGCGTGATATCCAAGACAACATCAACAAGCGCGCATCAAAGGCGCTGCATATCCTGACCAGCAACAAGGTGTTCATCGAGGACAACGCCCTGTCCGATTCGATGACCATGGACGAGTTTGCCGACGAGATCGCGCGCCCGGACGCCATCATCCCGCTGAAATCCGGCGGCATCGGCAAGATCAATGCGGCCGTCGACCGTGACCTGGCACCGGCGCACATGGACCAGATGAGCCGCGACATCAGCATGATCCAGCAGGTGGGCGGCGTCACCGACGAGAACATGGGCCGTACCACGAACGCCGTGTCCGGAAAGGCCATCCAGGCACGTCAGGACCAGGGCAGCATGGCCACCACCAAGCTGTTTGACAATCTGCGCCTGGCCGTGCAGATGGAAGGCGAGATTGAGCTCAGCCTGGTCGAGCAATTCGTCACCGAAGAATCC